CTTGGCGGTTGCGCTTGAACTTGGGCGGCATCGCATTCAGCGCCTGGCTGAACACGTTGGAACCGATGTTCTGACCCTGAGCATCGTACACGTGGGCGCCGTCGGCGGCCCGCAACCAACCGTTGCCCATCCCAAGGTAGGCATCCTGGACGTATTGCGTGGTGCTGCCACCGTCCAGGATGTCGCCCTCAATGGCCGCACGGCCAAGGGCATCGCCCTCGATGTAGAGCTGTTCCATGTCGTTCGCGAGCTGGGCCGCCATCATGCGGATGATGCGATCCTCGACAGCTTCGCCTTCCAGGTTGATCTCCCGGAAGGTGTCGCTGATCTCGAACGGCACGATGATCTCCAGCGGCTGGAGGGTGATGCGGCTGGTGCTGACACCGCGTCGGTTGGTCGGCGCCGTGGCTTCCGCGGCCGGCTGAGCAAGACGTTTGCCCACACCGATCTTGTCGATGTAGAGCTGTTCGTTGCGGAACCGGATGGTGCGTGCGTTGTTCTTCAGGCCCGACAGGTCAAAGACGTAGTCGATGAACTTGTCAGATTGGGCTGGGTTGAGCTTGCCTTGGCTGGCAAGCGCGTCGGTTGCAATGACTGCCTTCTCCACCAGCTGCTTGTTGTCGACTTCGGCCATTTTACTTGCTCCTTGTTGGATGTTTCTTGCGTGGGTGAAGGGCAGCCGTTACAGCACGCCCGACCAGAAAGACTTGGTTGTGGTTTGGGTGGCGGTGCTGTTGTCAGCATCCGTCTTGGTGGTGCCGCCATCAACGGCTTCCAGTTTCTTGGCCATCGAGGCCACGGTGTCGTTGAGAGATTTGATGGTCGCAGTGACTTCTTCCAGAGATTTCTTGGTTTCCGGAGTGGGCACGGTGTGAGGGATCAACGGCTTGACGCCGTCGGTGCCTTCGCCTGAGTCGATCGACGTGAGAGACTTGTATGCCTCCTCATCCACGCTCTTCACCAGGCCCATCAGGTCTTTGAGCGCCTTGGTGAAGGCCTCCATGCGTTCCTTGCTGAACTGCTTGCCGCCAGCCTTGGAGACGTTGCCTGAACCCTGCTCACCGTCATCGGCCTCTTCCTTCTTGGCCTTGGCGGTCTTGCCCTTGCCCTTGTCGCCATCGTCGGTGTTGTTGCCAACATCGCTTTCGAGGACATCGCCAATCGCCTTGGTGAGGTTGGCAATGCTCTTCTTCATCTCCTCGCCATCGGCCTTCAGCTTTCCAGCCGCAATCGCCTTGTTGAGGTTGGAAACCATGCTCTCAAGACTTGGGGCCACATTGGTCCCGTCATCGTTGAGAGGTGCTTGCATGCCGGGCTTGGTGCCTGGCGTGAACGACGGGGTGGGCGCCTTTGAACCTTCGGGGTTGCCAGGCGACGCGGCTTTGGCTGCAGTGGTACTCATAGATCCCTCCATGGATTTGACCGCCAAGAAGTCGACCAGGTTTGCAGGCTCATCGACAAGGTCGACATTGCCCACTTGCAGGTCTAAAAAGCGCTGCTTGGCTTGTTGGTCAGATGTGCTCGACATGTGCCTTGATTCTCGAATGGATCAAGACAGTCGGCAAGAGATGGAGGATCGGACTATGGTGTTTGAATCTGCTTCACTTTTGCAATTCCAGCGATGGAATAGCCACGTATCTTGGAGTCTTTCACCTTGGTCCAGATGTCATCATTTTCAATATGAGTAACCATCATCCAAGTGCCTTTCTTGATTGATTTGGTTCCCATCTTGAAGTTGACCGGAGCACACCATGATTCCACAAGGTCAAGACCTGCAGGGAAGCTGTTGTGCTGCACCCCGATCTGTGTTGACCTGTTGTAATTTGCCAAGAAGTCATGGGCGGCCTTTTCGATGACATCAGCGCTGTAGATGTCGCCTTGGCCATCAACAACTTCAGGCTCCAGCACAATGCCCCAAATCAGCCGTTTCTCATCATCAGCCTTCACAACTGGGCACCACAGTGACTTCCTCACCTGGATGGCGCCGCTATCCAACATGGCAATTAGGACTTCAGATTTGGGCGTCTGTGACCAAGCACGTTCCCACACCCAAACGCGGGTTTCATCTTCCCAATCAACACTGTAGTCGAACACTGCCAGCCGAACGTTGCGGAGCAGCCACAAGCCAGACAACACGCCAGCTTCCAGCCAAAACTCCTTTTCAGTGTCGCTTTGCTTGCCAGCAGTCCATTTGAACTGACTCCTGATGGCATAGCGGCTCCAACCGTCATCGCCCGAGCCGACGGCACCGGGCGGGAACGCGGTTGCATTGTCCAAGCCAACACCCATCCACCCCAAATCGCCCTTGCGCGCTGCACCGGCCGGGAATTCGACCTTGACGCGATCATCGCTTGATGGGTACTTGTACTTGCTGGTGTCGGACGGGACGCTCAAGTCAATGGCTTGGTATGCGCCCGCGGCTTCCTTCAACTCGTTGTCACCGAATTGGTTGCCTGGAAACAGCATCTCACCACCCTCCCAGAACTTGTCGCCCTTGCGCACCAGGCGGATGTCGGTGTGGATGTGAACGGGACGCAATACCATCAGCAGTCTGCGGTCAGGCTCGGGCATCGCATCGAAAGCAGCACCGGCCTCACCCTTGGATGCTCCGATCTTGTCGTCGATGAGCTTGAGCAGCTCATCGTTGTAGCCGCCCATGGCTTTGGCCAATGGGATCGCGGAATCATCGCCGAGCAACTGGCGCATGCGCTGGATCTGCAAATCATCGGGCTCAAAACCCTCCCATCCCATGGCGTCGGTCATCTCAACTTGCTGTCGGAGCAGCCCCATCTCATGGGTTTGCAGAATGCCGGTGCCACCCTCGCCCTCGACAATGTCCAACGGCTGCGGAATGTCCAGCTTTTTCGCCTTGGATACACGGCTGCCATCTTCCTTTTCCAGCATGGCTTGCGCCTCTTTCGTCGCCTTGGCCTTCACATCCGGCGGCAAATTCGATTGCGGGATCCGGGATAGCGCGTTGCGAAGGTGCGGCAGATCAACCTTGCCGTCGGCATCCTTCACAGGGAAATGGCGCAACGAGCGCGGGGTTGTTTTGCCATCCTCGTCTTTCTCGCCACCGCCCTCGATGTGCAGGAATGCGCTGTCGGGCAACTCGTTGATGTACTTGCCGCTCCAAAGTGCCTTGGACATCTTGAATGACTGATGGTCGCCGCCAACGGACATGACGATGTCATCAAACGACAAGGGCTGCTCAGGCAACTCATCCGTGGGAGCAGCTTCGCCCTTTTCCAGATACTTCAAGGTGACGTGCGGGGTGAATCCGTGGCTTTTCACGACCTTCACCCCGGTCGACTCGATGGCCTTGCAGACGCCTTGTCTGAAGTCGTGCATGTCGGGTGAATCGACCAACGCACAATGCACACGGCGGCCTTCTGAGGTTTCAGAAGGGGCAAACATGCCATGGCCAGCAATTTTGCCGGTGTAGGCTTCCGATTGGGCGGCATGACGTTTCATGGCTTGCCGCACAGCCTCGACTTGCCCGCTGGACAAGTCCTTGCCGAGGTAGGCGAGCGTGACGTGCATTTTGTCATGAGGTTCACCGCCGGGAACCGCTAGCGATTTGGCCACATTGGGGTCGATGCTGTGGCTGATCATCACACCCGTGTGCCCCTTGACAGCTGGGATCTTCTTACGGTCGCCAGGGAAATGCGCTGGGTTGAGCTTGCCACCCGTCTCCAACGTTCCCGAGCTGATCGCGCCATTGGCAGGCGCACCGCCATCGGCCTTGCTGCTGCTCGCAATGGCTGCGCCGCACGCATGGCAAACGCCGTTGTTGATGTCCGACTGCTTCAAGACGGCGCTGCATTCGGGGCAGCGCTGGAACTTCTTGGTGTCGACATCGCCAACCGTCGGATCTCCATCTTCAGACGCCTTGGACTTCGTTTCAGCCACCGAGTTGGCGTCAGACGGATCAACTTCAGCCTTTGCGGCCTTGCTAACGGATTGCCATTGGTCAGATGTGAGAGCGCGTCGTTTGAGCATGCCTAAGAGTTTAGCCGCAGTCGCGGCCAGCGATTCTCACAACGCGCTCGCATTGCAACCAATTGATGCCAATCTGATTGCGCTAAGCACCAACAGCAACTACGGCTTTTTGGTGGTGTCTTTCGGCTTCGCCGGGACCTTGGCTTGCTCGATTTCGTGCTGTTTGGCTTGCTTTCGACCTGGTTTGATGACCACGAAGTCACCAGGTTGTGCAATGAATCGATTGGTATTTTTGTCTGGCATTACGGCACCTCAGCGATGACTCGGATGACGGTTCGCACCTCTCCTGCAATCTCTTTGTCTTCGATGCCAACCACCTTGAACCTTGTGCCTTTTTGCAACAACAGCTCAAGCTCGCCATTGGGGTATTCACGCGTTGCGTCCAAGTACGCAGCATGGGAACCTTTCGGGACAAGGATTTCCATGACAATGTCGTCTTTCTTTTCAGCGAAATTCAACACAACGGATGGCCTCAAGGCAGTGGAAGTGAATGCCGGATCTTCAATGACGGCCCCTGGTGTGAAAACGGCTCCGGCCGATGCTGGCAGCCCGCGATACGTGATGGTGTCAGATGGGAGCTTTGCCGTGTCCAGAGCAGCAGACAGCTTGTCGATCCTCTTCAACGCCAACGACCGTTCATCAGCCAATAGCGGACGACTCTCAACCTTGTCCAGGTTGTCACGCAGGATGCCGTTCATGGTCCTGTGGGCATTGTTTTGGTACCTCCTGATCACCAATTCCTGGTCATCGGTCAACTTCGACGCCCAATGTTCAAATTCAGCCATGCCCCACACCTCGGCTTCCTTGTCCGACTTGTCCGCATAGGACGTCGCCCCGTCCCAATCAGCCTCCGGCATGTCGGTGGGCTCCGGGGCCAGAGCGTCAGGCGCTAGCTCAGGCATCGACTCCTCGTTGATGTCGACGCCGCAGCGGCACACGCCATGGTATGGCGGATAGCCGAATCCAGCCAACATCAGGTTGGCGGCACCCTTGATATCCGCAACGCTGTTGGCCCAAGGGTGGATCTCGCGCACGCGCTCGGGATCCGCTGCATTGGTTTCCTTGTCGAGGCGGTTCTGCGCTTCCTCAACCTTGAAGGTCTTGCCATTCAGGTCGTGGCAAATCGGACATGTCTTCTCATCATCCGGGTTGACCACCACGTACTCAGTGATGCCCAAGCCATGCATCTCACGGACCATGCCTTGGGTACGGGCATTGGTGACCGTGTTGGCCGACAACATGCGGAAGTAATCAGGGGTGGTGCCTTTCCACCCGCTCGGCAGTTCCAAGCCAGGGCCGCGGTCCAAGGGCCCGGATTTCAGCCCAAACTCACGTGCTAACTCATCTTTGAGGTGGCCTCCGGCTTCGCTCCTGCCAAGGCCGCGGCGTAGCATGTACTCATCTGTCAGGCCGGAGATCTGCTTGGATAGGGTGTCGTCGTATTGCTTCCCAATCCAAAACACCTGATGCCTGGACAGGGCGTCGATGGCCTTCTCATCCTCGGTCGAAAAAGCTGCTCGCAACTCGGGCCCGTCACCTGCTGCTTTGCGTACGTGACCGCGCTTGCGATACAACGCATGGGCCCGTTCACGCATGGCTTGTTTGGCTGTGCGATAGGCATCGTCAACGATGGTGTTGACGATGGCCGTGGTGTTCTTGCGCCACGTTTTGAAGTGCCCGTGGATGCGCTTGGCTAGGGCTTCAGCC